TCGGAGTCGGTGGGCGTGATCCAGCCGAACAGGATCGCGTTCATCCAGAGCCAGTTCTGGCCCGTGTGCAGCACCAGTAGGGTGCGGGCCGTGGAGAGTTTCCCCTGCTCGTCGCGGAGCAAGTCACTGAGGCGGTGATTCTGGCGGCGCTCGTTCATCGTGGGCCCCTCCTGCGCTCGTCGCGCACCTCATCCTCCAGCCGCTTGATCCAACCGGCGTGCGCCTCCTGGGTTGTCTCAGCCCGGGCGAGCCGCTCACCATGATCGGCCACCGACGCCACGAGTTCCTTCACGTCCCCCTTCGTCTCGGCAACGTTCTTGTCGGTGCGCTCGATCATGCCGCTCAGGCCATTGAGGCCCTTCTTCCAGGCCATCCACGCGCCGCCGGCGGAGAAGACCCCACCCACCGTGGCTGACACTCCAGCCACGATGGCGACTACTTGGACGAGGGAGGCGGGTTCGGCCTGCATGGTCAGATCCTCCCGTCAGGTGGTCGGCGGTCAGCCGGTGAGGTCGGAAGGGCCAGCGCCTCGGCCACTTCTCCCCGGTAATAGGCCAGATTCTGGCGCAGGCGCGGGTCGGTCGGATTCAACTCTACCGCCCTGGTCCCGTGGCGGATCGCCTCGTCATTCTTGCCCAGGTTGTACGCCGCCAGGGCAGCGTAGTCGTGCGGCGCGCTCCCCCACGCGAACGCTTCCGTGAGGTAGAGCAGCTCCCGCTTGGTGATGGCGAGCGCCGCGATGGCCGCGGCGTAGCACGACACCCACTCGTTCCGCTCCATGCAGACCTTGGCGAGATCCACCCAGGCTTCGCGGAGGTTGGGGGCTTCCAATGCCGCGCGTGCCAGCCACTCCATCTGACGTGCCGGCTCGCACTTGGCGAGGTAGCGCATGGAGGCGGCGCGCTCCGGCTTCCACTTCGCTGACGGGAGCGCGAGGTGCCGCCTAAACTCGGCGGCCGCCTCGTTGAGTTGCCCCCGAAAGAACAGCTCCCTGGCGTAGTAGTGCGCGTTTCTGTCGTCGTCCGGGGCTTCTGTTACCGCGAGCTTGAGCAGCGGCAGATAGTCGGGTTTGGCTCTGGCGGTCGGGTCGGGGTGGTGATGGATCGCGAGCGTGACGTCGCCCTGTACCTCCTCTATCCCGTAAGTCTGAAGGACCTCGTGGACGGGATGCGTCCACCTGTACCCCTGGCGTGCGTGGATCTTGTCGGCGTTGTAGACGATGTCCGGCGTCGTTCCGTCTGCAAGCCACGACCACGTGTAGGGGTATCGGGGACGGGTCAACCCTCGCGCCTTCGCGTCCTCCAGGGCTGCACGCCAGCCGGGCAGCAGCACCTCGTCCAGGTCGAGCGCGATGCAGTAGTCCGCGTCGCCCGGGATGAGCGATAGCGAGGCGGTGCGGGCCACGTCAAACCTCCACGGATCCACTACGATCTCGTGGACTGTCACGCCCGCGTCGCGGAGGACCTTCTGCGTCCCATCGGTCGAGCCGGTATCAGTGACCACGCGATAGTCCGCGCCGACGGTGGACGCGGCCCACCGTTGGGCGCACGCGGCCTCGTTCTTCGAGATGGCGTACACGGCGACCTTCACGCGCACACCGGCTTCCCCCCGGGGCCCCATCTCCCCACGGGGACACGGTCCCGGGCCTAGCGGCCCGACTAGTCCGGTCGGGCCTATTGTGGCCCGGTAGATGTACGCCCCGATCTCAGCGTCGTTCACGAACTCGGTCGGTTCCCCGAGTGCGGCGCATACGCGCTCGTGCGACCAATCCTCCTCCACGTGGGTTTCAAACGGGTTGCCGCACAACGCCCCCTGCGGATAGTGGACGATGGGGATGGACACGACCACCATGTCCGCCACGCCACGAATCCTGTCCAAGAGCACGCGCGCCTCCTTGGATGTCATGTGCTCCAGCACGTCCCCGAGGAAGGCGAGGTCATAGCGTCCCTCCGGCTCCCAGGTCCGCGCGTCGGAGACGTGGACAACGTCGTACTGCTCACGGAGCTTGTACGCATCGACGTATGGCTCCCACACCTCCACAGCCGTCCAGTGGGAGCCGGGCCAGCGCGCGCGGAAAAGCTGCGCGTAGGTGCCGCAGCCCGCGCCGATGTCCAGGACGCGCTTCGGCCTTTCGCCCATGAGGCGTTCCACCATCCAGGCCTTACCATGTGGGCTGCTGCCCGGCATCGGCGTCCTCCTAGTTGTTCTGGGCGGGCGGCTCATCACCGCCGCCGCCACCCGGGCGGGTGGAGGTGAACGACCGCCGCCGAAGCGACTTGACGAGGACCAGCCCGCAGATCACCAACGTGACCACGGCGACCAGAATCCCAATCCACTTGCTCATGATTCCTCCTGCGTAAATGGTTTCACTTCCCTCCTCCTACCACGAGCCAGGATACCACACGATTGCACCACTCATGTACGCCAGCACGTCGCCGTCCTCGGGTGAGTTTTCCGGGGTGATCGAGCCTGGCGGTCCCGTCGGCCCGGTGGGCCCTGTATCTCCCGGCTCTCCAGTGTTGCCCTGAGGTCCTGTAGGGCCAGCGGGCCCCGTTGCTCCCGGAGTCCCCGTCTCACCTATCGCACCCTGCGGACCCGTCGGGCCCTGTGGACCTGTAGCCCCTTGAGAACCTTCGGCACCGGCCGGGCCGGTCGGCCCTACTGGACCCGTGGGCCCTGCCGCGCCGGTCGCGCCCGTCTCTCCGGTTTCTCCAATGCTCCCCTGGGGTCCAGTCGGTCCAGTGGCACCCGTGGCACCAGCGGCACCCTCGCCACCCTGTGGGCCTGTAGGACCCGTCGCACCCGTTGCTCCTGGCGTACCAGTCTCACCAATCGGGCCCGTGTCGCCCGTCGGGCCTGTGGGGCCGGTAGCGCCTTGGCTGCCTTCCGCACCGGCAGGGCCAGTCGGTCCCGTTGGGCCAGCTGCACCCGTAGGTCCAGTGGGGCCCGTCTCTCCGGTTTCACCGATAGCGCCCTGTGAGCCTGTCGGCCCTGTGGCACCCGTCGGGCCCTGGGAGCCCTCGACACCTATGGGACCCGTTGGACCCGTCGGCCCCTGCGGCCCCGTGGCCCCTTGAGCGCCCGTCTCACCAATAGGGCCGATCTCCCCCATCGGGCCCGTGGGGCCAGTGGCACCGTCCGCCCCGGCCTGCGCGACTAAGATCCAGTACGGCGAACCCGTGGGCTCCTCACCAGTGCTGCTCACTGAGATGAGGATGAAGCTAGACCCATAGGACTCCACGACATCGTCTGTGAAGTACGTCGTTTCGGCGACCCACTCGCCCATCCACTTCATCCCAGCAGCACCCTCAGGACCCGTCGGGCCTGTCGGTCCCGTCGGCCCCGTCGGACCGATCGAGCCCGTCTCGCCTATCGGTCCCGTGTCTCCGGTCGGGCCAGTAGGTCCCGTGGCACCCTGCGAACCTTCCGCACCAGCAGGACCCGTTGGCCCGGTCGGACCAGCAGGGCCGGTGGGACCCGTGGCGCCAGCCACCACCAGGTCGCCGACAGGGACGTTCCGGTTCCCCTGCGCGGAGTCGTCGTAGATGAGGAGGAGGTCGTTCACCCCGTCCACTGGGTCGGCCAGCGGGGTGAGGCGGGCCACGTCCACGTTGGGCACCAGGTCGCCGGTGGCTGCGTCTACGTCGAGGCGGAGCGCTCCGTCGCCGGCGGCCTTGAACACGAGCGGACCCATTACCTGACTACCGCCCTGGTTCGTCGCCACTACCACCGGCGCCGGCGTGAACTCATAGACCACCGCCTCACCGGCCGCTCCAGTACCACCAGCCCCAGAGTACGGCGTCAGTGTCAGCGCCCACGTATGGCCGCGGATATCACCATCGGTCGGTTCTAGGACATCGTCTTTGTTCGGAGCATCCAGGGTGAAATCGTAGAACGGCGCGGCGTCCTTCGTGATGACGATCCTCAGGCTACCGACGCCATCCGTCGCCAGGTTCCAGTAGACCCACAGCGCTGTGTAGTTGCCCACGGGCGGCGGGTTGAGGACATCCACTACTTCCAGCCATGCCGACAGGATCTTGTTCCGCTCAAACCCCGCCGGGATGCTCCGCCGGATCAGCGAGGACTTGACCGCAGCGCCCTGGGCAGCGGCCGAGGTCCCTGCGCAGTTGAACATCCACCCGGAGAGGTACAGCTCCTGGCCGTCCAGGAGGGCGTCGATGGCGGAGAGGATCGCGGAGAGTTTCACCTGGGTCCCGAACGTGCTGAAGGTCCACGTCGCCACGCCCACGTCCGCGTCACTGGCGAGGGACGGGTCCTCGAAAGCGTCAGTGCCCGCAGCGGCAACCACGGCCTTGAGGCGACCAGACAGGCTGTCGGTGTCGATGGTCCGGGCCGTGCCGTAGGCTTCGTTGTCCGCGTCTACTGTCAGGTCCACCTCGCCCGAGGGGAACACGTCGGAGTCGGATTCCCGGTAGACAGTCTTGGAGGTGAGGGCGGGGGTGCCGTCGTCCACCGCGTAGGCCTCGATGACCACATTTGCCGCACCGTCCGCCGGGTGCGCGAAGCTGAACGGCTGGGCGAGCGGGTCGGTGGAGGGGCCCACGCTCGTGTAGGCCGGCGGGCCCGAGCCCTTGGCGTAGGTCCGGTAGTAGAGAGTGATGTTCGTGCCCTGGCCCGCAGCCACGGCGAGCCACTTCTCGTTGCCGTCGGTGGTGCGGCCCAGGTAGATGAGCTCCATGGTGGGGAGGTTGCCGCTCACCTGGTACGTGAAGGGCTTCACCTGGAGGCCGGTCACGTCGCCGTCCGCCACGTCCTCACCGACGATGCCCACGTAGACGGTCTGGGTCGGATCGCCGTCCGGGTCGAAGGTGTGGACCAGGACGCTTCCGGTCGCGTCTTCCACGCCCGATGCGTTCACCTCGCCGATGGTCGGGGCGTCGGTGACGTCCACCAGCCACCGAACGTGGGCGATGGGGTAGGTCCCCTGCCACACGAGGTAGAGCTCATCGCCGTCCAGGTCGAGCGTGGCCACCAGGGAGGGCTCGGTGAAGACCACCTTGAAGGACTTCTTGTAAGCGAAGAGTTGGTGAGCACCTGTGGTGCCCGTCGGGGTCTCGTATCCGAGGGCGGTCATGTAGAGCGTGTCGCCCAGGTCCCATGTCCCGCCGAGCACGAAGCTGGCCAGGCCATCGGCGTCCACCGCGTGGGCGGCCTGGGCGGCGGCGGTCGCGGCCGAGGGGTAGCCGGTGTCAGACACCGCAACCCTTACCGAGCCGGTGAACGGGAGCTTGGTGCGGAAGAACCCTGTGGCGGTCCCGGTGATGTCCCAGGAGACCGTGGCCTCGAGGACGGCCGGCCGCTTGAAGCCGTACCGGGTGACTTCGCCCGCGCCCGGGACGATGTCGCCGAGGGCTTGGATCCAGACCAATAGGCTCCGGCCCCAGCAATTCCCGGCCGTGGCCACCCTACCGATCCCCGCGACGGGGCCACGGATCTCCTGATCCGTCCCCGGGTCTCGGCCCACATACTTGTCGGTGACGATGACAACGGGGTCGCCGGGTTCTAGGTGCGGGTGACCGTAGGTGGGCCGGATCTCCCAGAGCATGAGTCCATATGCGAAGTGATACGGGATCCGCTCGGCCACGATGTTGCCCAGGGTGCCGTCCGGGATCCACTTGGCGGTCTCATCATCCAGCCGCTCGGTCGTCTGGAGCCCGCGGCCACCCAGCTTCTCGGTGGCGGTCGCGTAGAACCGCCTCGATTCTCCGTCAAACCCGCCATTGCCGTCCTCGTCCTCAGCCCAGCCCCACGGAACGAAATACTCGTCCGTCCGCGAGGCGTACCCGGGGCCGATGTAGACCGGGGTGTAGTCGCCCGGCAGGAAAATGGCGGCGGGGGGTGGGACGGTCTGGTCGTCGCTCATCATCCGGACGGCCTTGACCCGGCCCTGGGAAGTGATGATCCCGCACCCGGCCAGGTAAGCCAGGCGGTCCAGCTCATCCTTCGCGTCGGTCTCGCGGATGGTCTTGGTGACGTAGTTCGCGTCCTCCAGCAGCGGCCCACGGAACCGCCCGGGAAGGCCCACCTGGCCGTCCACGATGTCGGCAGCGGCAACCTTGATTGTGACGTTCGCGTACTCGATGGGCGTCCGCGTGCCATTGGCCCCGGAGGTCACAACAAACGGCGGGATGGTGCGGCGGAGTCGGTGGAGCGGGGAGATGCACGTCAGGACGTGGGCAGTGTCCGCGCACTCGTAGTCCTCCACCTCGAAGCTGTCGATGTGCATCCACTCGGAGCGCAACAGGTACTCGTAGGTCGGATCCCCGATCCAAATCCTGACCTCGATCTCGCCGATGTGGTTCGCGGCGAGGATCTGCGTTCCGTAGTCGAGGTAGTCCTTCTCCCCGGTCTTCAGGATCCGCACGATGGCCTTGGTGATGTTCCCCTTCAGCGAGTGGGGCTCCACTTGCCAGACGGCGTCGCTCACCGTGGCCACGCCGGAGAGGTCGGTCGTGGTCACCTCGCGCACTCCGAGCCGACGCGCGATGGGCGATGCGAACCCGTCGGCGGACGGCGTGAGCGTGACGCGCATGTTCCAAGCGGCCGCCGGCGTGAGGCCGGAGAGGTCCGAGCCGCCGCGCGCGGTGTTGTCCTCGCCGATCACGTCCCCGTCCTTCACCGCGGTCCACGCGCCTCCACCCGAGGGCTGGATCTCATACGTGAGCGTGGAGCCGTTCGGGGCCTGGCCGTCCGCGATGATCTCCTGGCTCCCGGTGGTGCCGAGCCCTTGGATCCTGTTCCCGGCGCCCGAGAACGTGACGGTCGCCACGGTGTAACTCGCCCGGGCCAGCGTGAAGCGGGGCATGGAGCCACCGGGCGAGTCCAGGAGGATGACGGTGCCTCCGCCTCGCTCCTCGCCCTGGCTCGTGGCTCCTTCGGAAATGGCGTAGTGGGTGACCGAGTAGCCCGTGTCCGTGATGTTGGAGCCGAGGCGCGAGTCGGCGAGCCAGGCGGTGTTGCTCGCGGGCTCGCCGGTCGCCGTGACACCCCAGATTCGGATAAGGGTCTCGGGACATGTGGTCTGGGCGCCGGACCACCCCTCCGCGTACTTCGGCGCGGGCCCGACCACCGGGATGTACTCGGCGTCGGTGAAGTCGAAGGTGATGTCCGACGCCGTGGTCCCGGGGGCCAGGGCGGTGGCGAATCCGATCTGGGCCACCACCATGCGGTCGTCGTCCGGCCCGCGCTCGATGACCCGGTAGATGGCCGCCCGCCATTCCGTCACGTCCTTGGCCAGGGCGCCGTTCGCCTTCGGGTGGAGGCGGGCCACCAGGTTGGCGAGCTCCCGGCGCTCGGCGTCGGCACCGGTCCACGTGATAATCAGGCCCATCGCCGGCATCGTGCGGGTCAGGCCGGTGACAAGCGTCCCGTCGTCGCTTCCCTGGGTGATGGCGTCCGACGTGTTCCGATAGAGCATGAGCCCGCCGGAGTCGAGCACCTGGACGTTGAGGCCGGAGTCGGCCCCGGTCCATTCGTCCAGCGTGTCCTTCACGTCGGAAGAGCGGACCTGGACCACCTCCGCGATGAGGTGGAGCGCCGGGTCAGGGCGGTGCAGCAGATCGCGGAACTTCGGGGTCCACCCTGACCTCATGCGAAGATGCCCTCCATGTCAGCAACCGTCTGCACCCCGCGCGCCGCGCGGATGGCGCGAAGCCGGAGGTCCCCTGCCTTGGTGGTGCCAGCGCAGCCGACATAGAGCCGCTGGGCGGCCCAAGCGGACGCGAACGGGACCGCGGTAGCGTCCGCGGCCGTCGTCTCGGTGCCGGTCCCGATGGTCTGGCCCAGGAGCACGGAGCCATTGGGGTTGATGACGCAGCGCAGCCGCTCCCGGTTCCCATAGCTCGGTGCCGCGGCCAGGGTGGCCACGGCGCTGGCCGAGCCGTTGGAGTGGGTCAGGCGGTAGAACGCACCCGTAGACTCCAGCGTGACCCGTGCGCCCGTGGTAGCGTCCGCGGCCCCGATGTGCAGTACACCACCAGCCCCGAGCAGCGCGCCGAGTTCGTCCATGTCCACGAGCAGCGTGAACGCGCCCACGCCCGTCCCGTAGGGCCACGGGAAGTAGCAGGTGGGGTCGGTTTCGGTGAAGCCAGCGCCCACCGTGACAGTGGCGAGTTCGCTGATTTGCCCGGAGCGGTACTGGTAGAGCACAGACGCATCAGTCGGAGCGAGCGCCTGCATCGCGGCGAGCGACTTCTCGGCACCGGAGGAGGAGACGCACTTGGTGTGGGCAGAGTTGGCCGTCGCGTTCGTGCCCGCGTAGGCGATCTGCTCCGCTGCCCACGCCGCAGGGAGCGCGAGCGTGGAAGCAAACGCGCCGTCGAGAGTGGTGTCCTCGGCAAGAGCGTTGACCTTGAGGCCCACGGCGTCGATGGCACCGCTGGCCGCTTGGTGGAACCGAACCGAGTACCGATCCCCCAGGTCCAGGGTGACGTTCCAGTAACCCGTCACCTCGGACGTGCCATTGTGGTAGGCTATGACCAGGCGCGCGGCCGCGGCCTCATGGTAGAGACGGATGGCCGCCGTTGCCCCCGCGCCATTACCCAGGTTCCAGAAAGTCCGAGCCGTGCCCTGATTGGCGAGGTCTGCGACCACACCTTCCACGAGGTACGTCGCCGCCTGCGGGGGCGCCGTGTAGGCGTCCACGAAGCCGTCCTCTGCCCTTACCGCGCTGGCGTCGAGAATGTCCTGCGGGGGGATTGGGTCGTTGAAGGCGTTGACGCGCCACACGTCGATGGAGCCGGTCTGGTTTGCCGTCGTGGCAGGGGCGATCAGCAAACTGTTCAGATTCGCCGCGGTCGTCCCGCTAGTGCTCTGGAATCCAATGGCCCAATAGCCAAACCCCTTGGGTATAACGAAAAGTAGCGTGCCGGTAGCACATGAAACTGTCGGCTTGCCATTAACCCACGCAGTAATCGTCAAGTCGGCCCGCGTTGCGGGCGCTGTGTTGTCGTACAAGACCAGCGACTGGCTGCCCGTTGCGGGCATTGTACGCTCACAAACAACCCACACGAAGGACTTCACCCCGTCGCCCGTGAAGGTTACGGACCGCGCTATCCTCTCTAGCAATGTGGCATCATCGTCTGCCACGGTGTACGCAGTCACGCCCCCCATCGGATCAGATATTCCAGGGGTAACAACCGGCGTCTCTAACTTGTTCCATGTTGACAGATTATCGCTGCTGACGAGGTTCGTGTACGCCCTGCCCAACAGCGTCGTCCGGTACGTGATCCCGTCGTTCGCCGTCCAGCGGTGGCGGTTGCGGAGCACGTTGACGGCGGCGCTCTTGACCATCGGCGTCCAGTCCACCCACCGGGCGATACCGTTGCGCACCACCGCGGGCACGGAGGCGTAGGCCGTCCGCATCCGGTACGCGCTGCTCGTTCCATCCACCGAGAGCACGAGCTTGTCGGAGTGGCGGTTCATCCACTCCTCGACGGCCATCCCCGCGCCCGCGTTGAAGCGGTCGAAGATCGGCCCCGAGGTCGTCGCGTCGGCGCTCCCGTCGGACGCGATCAGCAGGTTGACGAACCCCTCCAGGTGGTCCGCGCCCGCCTGACTTGCGCCGAGGTACAGCGTCCACGTGCCGGAACCGAACGTACCCACGGCCACGGAGGCGGCGTCAAGGTCAGCGTCCGCGTCGGTGTCGGCGTACAGGTAGAGTGTGCCCGAGCGCGCGCGGAGGCCGACGAAGAACGGCACCCCCGCCGTCAGGCTCTTGGAGAGCGTGGCGGTCGCGGCCACTCCTCCGGCGACGATGTACGCCTTCAGGCTGTTGTCCGCGGCCTTGTAAAGCTGGATGCGGTCGTTGGCCGTCAGGTACCACTCGGCGACGACGTGGTCCTCGCCGTCCGTGTGGACCCAGCCGGGGACCACGATGCCGACGGCGGCGAACTCGTTGGCGCCCCAATTTGCAGGCAGGACGACGCTCGGCGCCTGGCCCGCCCGCACCCCCAGCGCGTACTCGCCAGACAGGCCGGACAGCGCCCATCCGAGCGGCCACAGCGCGCGCTGGAAGAGGACCGTGGCAAGGTCGCGGTCGCCGTCGGAATCGGAGTCCACCCACTCGACAGGCGGCACGTTGGCGCCGACGTACCGCACGGCGCCGTCGCGACCGATGGCGGGCACGGTCCCGGCCCGCGTGTACTGCTCGACGGAGCCGCGGTCCTGCTCGAGGGAGGTCCGCCACGACAGCGTGCCGAACCGCTGCAGGCACTGCCCGCCGCCGAAGAACAGAACGTCAGAGAGGGGGATGCTCATGATGCGCTGACTCCTGCTATGATGCGTGGCTCTAACTCTTCGTAGGGGACCTCACCCACCCAGCCGCTCCACTGCCCGTCCGCAATCTCGAACCCGGCGTCCCCCGGAGGGGCCACCACGTAGCGAGCCTTCTCGGCCTCGTTCACGTCCATGACCAGCCACATGGGCTTGCGGGCGAAGAACAGCTCCTCGATGTGGTAGCGGGCCTGGGGATACTCGGAGCGCTCCAGCCGGAGGCCGGGTTGACCCACGCGCAGCTTGCCGATGGTGCCGGCCGCGGCCCACCCCTCCGGGCTCCGCTCAACCTCGTAGACGAGGCGGATCTTCCCGTGGCTGTAGGGCTTGCGGAGCGCGTGCTCCGGGCTCCAGCCGAGGCCCAGGTGCAGCCCCACGATCTCAGGCTTCAGCCCGGCGCCCATGGCGGGGACGAAGATCCGCGCGGCCTTGGCGTTCTGCTCCCCGAGGTCCCACAGGATCGCGCCTTCCTCCGTGCGGATGGGGAGGCCGTCGGAAAGCCGGGAGTTCGGGTAGACACCGGTCGGGATGGTCGCCGAGGCCACCGTGGTGTACGTCGAGAACCCATCGTCCGACGCCCGCACCTGGATGGGGTAGCCGCTGAGGTTGTGGTCGCGGTCGATGGCCAGGTGCGTGAAGGCGCGGACCCGGTTGAACGCGCACGTCACGTAGGCGTCCGCGTTCGTGGTGGACGGAGCCCAGCGATTCAGGGACCGCTGGCGCCGGCCCGTCCCGACGAACCGCACGTCGAGGCCGGTCTCGGTGCTCGACGCCGTGAGGACGTGGTCCGGGAAGGTCCGCCAGGACAGGAGATTTTCCGCGAGGAAGAGAGGGCGCGCCATCGTCTACCTCGCCGTCTGCATCGCGGCCGTGAAGGCGCGGTTAAAGTTGGCGTCCCAGTTGTCGAGGACGTGGCGCCGGATGTTGTCCACGAAGTGGAGCTCGGGCTCAATGGAGACCCGGGGCACGAGCTGGTAGAGGGGAACCAGGTTCGCGTCGCGGAGGTTGCGCCGGACCCCATCCTCTCCGGCCGCCTTGTATTTGGCGGCATTCCGTGGGTTGATCCGCATGAAGATGGTCCCTTTCCCACTGGATCGGCGGATCAGGAAGACGTGCTTCTTCCCCTGCATGGTTTCGTTTCCGACCAGCACTCCACCCCCCGGCAGGAGGCGGTCGGAGGATCCCGCCTTCCCTCCTCCCAGGAGGCTCTTCGGCCGCCATGCCTTCTTGATGATCCCCGCGCCCGTGCGAGGGACGTGCCGAGTGGGAACGGCAATCGACGTGCCGCGGAAGGGGCCCTTGATCGTCATGTCCTCGAACTTGGCGATGACGTCGGCCCGCTTCTGGCCGCCGGGCGGCTCCACGCGCACGCGGGCCTCCAGGGCATCCTTCTTGGCGAACTGCGCGATCTTCACGGCCCGGTCCACGAATGACGCCCGGCGCACCGTGAAGATCTCCCGCTGGTGCGCACGCTGGACCTTCTGGCCACCGAGCGCCGAGTCGTTAATCGCCTTCGACGTGGCGAACGGCAGTTGATCTGCCCACACCGCGCGCACGAAGGCGCTGGCCTGCCGGGTGTCGAGCTCCATGGTCACGTCGGCAGGCATGTCACCCCCTGAGCGAGGAGCCGGGAGGGAACCGCACCACCTCGTCACGGTCCTGGCGGTCGTACATCTCCCGCTCGATTTCCGCGATGGGACGCCCGCCGCTTTCGATGATGTTGGTGATGCGGATGGGCCGCTTGTTGGCCTCATTCATCTTCGACAGCGCCGTGGAGGAGTAGTCGTCCACCACCACCTTGGGCCGGTCCTTCTTCGAGAACAGCGCGGAGCCGATGGCGAACACGCCCCCAATCACAGCACGGGTCAGCGGGTCCTTCGTGGCGCTTTGCAGGATGTTCCCGATCATGCTCATCACGGAGGACGACACCGAGCCGGTCCCCCGGATCACGTCGGCGGCCATGTCGCCCATCGTGGCGGCCACGACGCCGGCGGTCTGCTTGAAGCGGTCCTCGGCCTTGTCCAGCGGGCCGGCGACCGTGGGGTGCAGCGTGTCGCCGAACGGAAGGCCGCGCTCCGCACCGGGCAGGGAAAACGCGGGGGCCAGGGAGTACCGCTTCCGCTTGTACTGCGCGTTCGGGTCCTCGATGGTCTGGGGGCGCAGCAAGTGGGACGGAGCGGGGCCCATCGGGGACGTGGCCAGGAAAAGGCCCTCGGCGCCCCCGAACTGATCCGCCAGGGACTTGAGCCGGGCGAGCTCGTTGGCCAGGGTTCGGACCTTCTCGGCGGCCTTCGCTGCCTCTTCGCCGGGCGCGGCCAGCTTGCCGGCCAGGTCGGCCTTCTGCAGTTCTTCCTCAGCGCCGCGGATCGCGGTGAGGAGGCCCTGCATCTCCCTCACCGAGCCACCGAGCGCCGGGGGGCCTGCCAGGCCACCACCCGCGCTAGGCAGCTGCGGTCCCTCGGGCAGGCTGGGGGCGACGGCGCGCATGCGCCGCTCGATGATGGCGAGTTCGGCGCTGAGTTGGGCGAGATCTTCCTCCGCCTTTGCTATCCACGACACGCGATGCTCTGACTTGAGACTCTCGGTAATCGCGGCGATCTCGTCGGCCACGCCCTTGTAGCGGTCCCGCAGCACGTCGAGGTTGGACACGTTGCCGAGCGACGCCTCGATGGCGGCCAGCCCTACATCCTCGCCGGCGAGCTCCTGGAACTGCAGGGCGAGCGCGTCGAGAAACGCGGCGACCCGTGGCGAAGTGGCCACAAACTCCATGAGCCGGTTCTTGACGTTTTGGACCTGGGCGCCAAACCGCTCGGCGGCTTCTGCCCCGCGATTGGTCGAGTCCCCGAGCTTGAGGATCAGTTCGTCGGCCTTCCGCATCGCCTCTGTGCGGAACGCCTCGGCCTTCTGGGCGTCGTTGAGGTTGTCCGCGACGGTCCCGAGCGTGGCCGCGTACCGCTTATTGACGGCCTCCACGTCGATGATGATGCCAAGGTCGTCGAGGCGGAGCTTGGACTGGCGGGACAGGGCGACGGTGTACTTCTCGAAGGCGGTGGCCGCGTCGATCTTCAGCGCACGACCCAGCGCACGGGACTGGCGGACCAGGTTCGCAACCTCGTCCGCGCTCTTGGCTGCTCCGAGCGAGAGCGCCATGTTGGCGCCCGTCATGAGGTCGAGGTCGGAGATCGTGCCCCGCGATGCCGCCCGCAGCTTCTGTAGGGCGTCCACCTCGTTGGCGGTGATCCGGGCGAAGGCGGTCTTGACGCCGATCACTTCGGCGCCGGCCTTGCCCATGCGCTGCAGGCCAATGATGGCCCCGACGGTCGCTGCGCCGATGGCCGCCAGGTCGCGGCCCACGTCCTTCACCAGTCGGACGCTGGAGCGCAGGTTCTTCTCAAAGCCCTTGACGACGTTCGACGCCAGGTCCTTGGCGCGGATGATGATCTCGACGATGCCCTTATTCATCGGGCACCTCCTCGCGCTTGCGTGAGGCGAGGTTCTCTATCATCCCGCCGATCCCGCCGTCCTTGAGCGGGTAGGCGCGCCGGAACAGCTCCTCACCCGAGAAGCTGTCCCCACCGAAGGCCGCGCCGATTCCGCCGCCCGTGCCGAGCAGGGCGCGGAGCTGGGCCCTGGCCTCGAACATGGGGGCCCGAGCGTGGAGGGCGCGGAAGAGCGGCCACGGCACGTCGCCGCCCACCATCCCCGGGAAGTACGCAGCGACCTCGGCGATCATGTCGTCGAGGCCGGCGTGGACCCTGACCCCTCCGTCCCCCGGGTCATCATCACCTGGGCTCTCGGGGACGAGGCCAGGTGGGTCCAGAAACTCTCAGCGAGCCCGTAGAGCAGGCGGTTGACCTCGTCCGTGAACGCGATGCCGGCCCGGAACACCGCGGGCGGATCCAGGGCCTGGAGGCCGAACGCCCCAGGGAACTCGTCGAGGAACGCCCCCTGCGCCCGCCAGCCCTGGCGCTCCTGGGCGCTGTTCAGCAGCTCCACGAACGCGAGCGCCTGGGCCACCGTCACGTCCCCACCAGCCACCTCCCCAACCCCCTCCACGTCGAACCGGAAGCCGAACGCGGACAGCGGCACGTCGAGCAACCCGGCCCTGGCAGGGAACTCGCGCACGAAGGCGTTGTGGGCCGCAGCGTCCCCGTCCTGCACACGCGACAGAAGGCGCAGGTAGTGGACGGCCTCCTGCGTCGAGAACGAGCGCACGTTGACCGTGCGCCCGTCATCGAGCGTCAGGGTGACGCCATCAAAGGCCTGGAAGATCGCCTCGCTCCGGTCCACGGCCCCCCCCTCAGTCGAACAGCAGGGCGAGGTCGTTGCACTTGTACAGGTACGTCCCGCTCGCGAAGCCGTTGTCCTCCTGCGGGTCGGGGTAGTTCTCCAGGTAGGCGACGTTCACGTCGAGGTTGCACTTGTTGTACTTCACGCTGCCGATGGTCAGGTCGATGGTGTGCGGCAGCGGTGGTACCGCGGCCGAGTAGCCGCGCGCCACTACGTAGTCGTAGTCGGCCAGCGCGACGGAGCGGGCGTTGATCTCGAACGTCGGCTTGATCTCGCTGATGGCGAACTGCTCGATGGCGTCGGTGGCGTCGGACGCATCGTCCAGGCGCTGGATGCTCACGCCCGCGTTGATCGTCGCCGACTGGAACCGGGGCGGATCCCAGGTATCGGTCGCGTTGACGATGGCCAGCGCGAGTCCCTTGAAGGGCGGCGGCTTGACACCGTCGTATGTGAGGGCCGCTAGGTCCGCCTCGGTCAGCCCGGTCGCCGGGGCGTTGACCATGCCGGAGACCGTGCAGCGCAGCACGGCGAGGTTGCCCGCGGTGATCGGGATCGACCAGGTGCAGCGGCACCCGTTGATCTTGATGAGCTTCCCGCTCTCCGTGTAGGCCCAGACCGTGAAGCTGCCGTGGCCCACGTCGGCCATCGTGTACGTCACCGTCTCCGAGCCCGGCACCGTCACGTCGACTACCGGCGCCATGCCGGAGCCCACGAGGAACGGGTGGACCTGCGGCAGGACGGCGACGGCGTAGGCCGCGCCCGCGCCCGTGAGCTCCAGGTCCACGTCGAACTCGACCATGAACCCGGCGGGGTCCCCGGGGGGCGCCTCGCCGATGATCGTGGCGAGCGCCACGTCCTCCCGGAAGTTCGGGAAGGCGGGCACGACCCGCAGGCGCAGGGGCCCGCGCACGCGCACCGCGTCGGTGGCGATCACGGGCGCCGCGTCCACGCCGTACCCTCCGGTCTCGACCTTCGCCATCATGCCCCGCAGCTTGATCGGGCGGGGATAGGAATTGGCCATGGTGTCACTCCTGCCCGAGGGCGTTGATGCGCCGCTCGTACTCGGCGGCTGCGGTGATACGGGTGTCGAAGGACTGGAGCCGGTCGAGCAGGCCCGTGTCCGTCACGTCGGCCAGCTTCGCCGCGAGCGCCCCGGACTCCACCGGGAACGTCTCGGGATCGAAGGGCAGGCCGAGACGCTGCCACAGGGCGGCTGGCGCGACGCCGAAACCGGCGTCGATCAGCGGACGGGTAGGAGGCATCTTCGGCTTGCCACTCGGCTCGGGTACGGACTTGAACTTGCTCACGGCTGCGCCTCCGGGTCGTTTCTGAGCGTGATGTGCGTGATGTCGTAGACCGTGCGAGCCCGGGCGTGACGCTGCCCCTCCTCTACGGCCTCCCATAGCGTTGGTCCCTCGTCGATCTTCTCGGCGAGCCCGCCGAGATCCTCGTCCGACAGCAGCGCAAGCGCCGCCCAGCTGATGAGCGGGTCCACCGCGTCGTCGGGCGGCGTGCCCGCGGGGACGATGGCTCGGAACTCGCAGACGAGGCGGAGCACACGGTCGGCCGTGTCCGACGCCTCGTACTGTGGCGTGGGGCTCTCCAGGAAGAAGAGCACGATGGCCGGGAGTTGGTCGGTTGTGATCGGCCGGTTCGGGAAGCGGTGCGCCGTCAGCCCGGTGGGCTTGGTGCGCGCCGTGCCGTTCACGGTCACCGACGCCAGCGCGAGGCGGGCCACCGCGGCGTCAGCGATTCGGAGGCGCATGGAGTCGGCCACGTCACACCTCCGCCAGCATGAGCCGGATGATTCCGCCGTCTGCATCGGCGGCGAGTTGCCGGCGGATCTGGTAGGCGTCGCCGTCCACGGTGATGTAGCGGTCGATTCCCGTCCGGGGGCCGATGTGCGTGAACGCGCCCTTCACGATGACCACGGACGGCCCGCTCTCCTGGACCTGGCCGTAGTCGGCCGACTCGAAGAGCGTCACAGGAAGTTCCTCGAAGTGGCCGTAGCTGGACTCGCCGGAGGCGGTGTCCACTACGGCCACTCCACCTGTGGCCTGGATCATCGAAACCTGCTGGGCGACGGTCAGGGTGGGCATGAGATCAGCGCACGTACACGATAACCGTGCCCTTCTTCGAGGCCCCCGCAGCCGCGACCGAGACCGTCAGCTTGCTTCCGGCCACGCCCGCGAGGCTCGTGCCCGCGACGTGCTCGGTGTTCGCCGTGTCCCGGAGCAGTCCGGCCCCCAGGAGCACGTCGTGGCCCCCGACATCCGTGATCGTCACGCCGTAGTTGTCGTCCGGCGCGTCGCCGACGGTGCCCGGGATCGTGGTGAGGCCGATGATCGCGCCGTCGTAGGGGAACGTCGTGGTGCCGCTGACGGCGCCCGTCACGCTGTCCGACGTCCAGGCCGCGACGATCTTCTTCACGCTCCCGAAGGTCGTCTCCGTGAATACCATCGCCGAGCCGGCCATGTTCTATCCTCCAGAGAAAGCCGGGGGCGGGCACAGCGCCCGCCCCCGTTCGTGCGTTACGTGGTCGGGATGGCGAGGACCATGACCGTGCAGCCACCCGTCGCGTTGCCCACCGCCGCCGTGCTCGTGGCGATGATCTTCTTCGTCGCCGTGTTCGTGAACGCGAACACCAGCACCGTACCCGCCGCCTCGGTATCGAGGACGGTATGGGCCATGCACTTGTCGATGGTGTCGTCCTCCCCGACCTCCACGGTCGGGAGGGTGCCGGTACCGATGGCGTAGGTCTCATCGACCACGACCACCACGAGGCATGCCCGGTCCTTTGTCGCATGTGCGGCAACGAGGGTGTCCGTGGTCACGTCCGTCTTGACGATGGAATGCGACCCGCCCAGGCCCGCGGTGAGGAGGGCGGCCACGCCAGCGCCGGAAGCGAGCATGGCGGACGTGATACTGGCGGCCGGAAGGTCCAGTGTGGCCCCAGGGGCCAACTCGAACTCGGCCCCGCTCGGGAAACTGAACTTCCGGTTCGTGCCGTCGATGGTGAAGATGACGTTCCCGGACTTGTCCTTGAAACGCTGATTCCCGTTGAGCCAGTCGCACTTCACGTTCGTGTGAGACATGGTCCTGCTCCATCGTCCGAAGACGTTTGCGGCGGTGGTTCCGCCTCAGTGATGAAGGGTGGCGGGCGGGACCCGAAGGCCCCGCCCGCTCACGGTTACGCCGCGGTGTAGTCGGCGGTCAGGCCGGCCACGGGGAAGCGCGGGTTGAAGCAGATCATGGTGACGGCGATCTGGTCGGCGGCGTTGGCGCAATCGAGCCACACGCCGACATGAGTCGCCGTCGGAAGCACCTCGTGGATGTCCTGCACCGAGCACTCAAGGAACAGCACGTCCCCCACGGCGTCCGGGGCGGTAGCGACGGCGTGGGTCTTCACGGCCGTGGGCGTCGCCCCGGCCGCGGAGGTGCCCGCGTAGATGCTGAACGCGTTCACGCCGGCGCCGGTGAGCGCGCTCGCCATGCAGTAGGCGAGGAAGCGGTGGAAGTTGACGATCGGCAGCATCCTGACGGTCGCCCCCTGGGGCTGGCCCAGGTCCACCAGCTGCGCCGTCGTGGCGTCAGCCGGGTCGTGGATCACCGGGCGAACAAGCGCGTTCGCCGTCAGGTGCTCCGTGGAAGCGGTCGCGGTCATGTCATTTCTCCTTGTTCAGTGGGGCGCCTTAGCGCGTGGCCAGGGTGACGAAGGGGGAGAGGGTCGAGCCGTTCTTCGGCGTGAGCGCCGAACGCCACCAGGGCGCGCCGCAGTTCCGCTCGTAGAACCGGAACGTCCGCTCGAGCTGCAGGAAGCGAACGTGGATGGACTCGTCCTGGCGCATGGGCTGGTACAGGCCCTCCAGGAACTCGTAGAAGTTGGCGAGGATGATGTCGCCGGCCGTTCCCACCGTCTTGCAGAACTCGGTGTAGAACACGGGGCGGCCCCAGAGGAAGTCGGGGAACCCATCGCGCTCGCTCGGCTGGTAGAGCAGGACGCCGGCGGTGCCGACGGCGATGGAGCACTTCGCGAGTTGCGGACGGCAGTCGTGGTTGGCGAGCCAGATGGCGCGGTCGAGGCCGTAGACCCGCGCGGCCATGTCGATGATGTTGTCGCCGACGATGGTGGCGGCGGCCTGGTTGGTCTTCTTGGCCACCTCCACGGTGCACGCGGCGTTGACCACGCCGACGTACTGCGAGCCACCGATGCCGAAGAGCTTCTCGTTCAGCATGTGCGCGCCGCGTTCGTCCGCGAACCCAGAGGCCAGCATCGCCACGAACGAGATCGGCGAGTCGGTCATGATCTGCTCGGTGGCGTAGGCCGCACCGACCAGGGGCGACGCCTCCAGCGTCACTTGCTCCATGGCCATCCGGCTGGGCGTGGCCGTGGCGGTCTCGGGCGTGCGTGTGAACGTGAGCCCACCCGACACGCTGGTCGAGTGGTTCTTGTCCGTCCGCGCGTTGTATTTCACGATGGGCGCGGTCATGGGGACCAAGCGCGTCCGGCCGGCCGTCGGGTCGGCCTCGGGCTGGATGGACAGCATCCCGGGCATAACCTGCGTCGGCACGAGGAAGCCGCCGTAGGTGTCCGAGTAGGCGCCCTGCTCGTCGGAACCCGCTGCCGCCCGGATGTCCTTCGGCGCGAACCCGCGGGGCAGCATGAACGCCATCTCCTGCCCCTCGTCGTCCGACACCGCGAGCATCCGGAGGCGCTCGTCCTTCACGTCCGCGCGCACCTGGGCCCGGGAGTCCTTCACCACGGACATGAGGAAGTCGCGGTGGCTCTCGAACCCGGCGCGCGGGTCCTTCGCGGCGCGGGGCTCCGCGACCGTCGAGCGGACGGACGGGGCGGCCGCCGCCTTGGCCTGGATGAGCTCCAGGATGCTGGCGTTGACCTGGTCCACCGACAGGCCGTCGTTCACCCACTTGTCGGCCGTCGCGGCGTCGATCTTGTGGGTCGCGGTGATGCTGCGGATCTGATGCATCCGCGTCTTCTCGGCGGCACGGATGCTGGCGAGCTGGTCAGCCCCACTCGGGGCCGCCGTGTCCTTGACATCGGACATGGGATTCTCCCTGGCCACGGGGGCCGGTTCGATGGGTGCAGGGGTGATGACCTCCGCCACGTGCACCCCCGCGGCGGTCGGTGTGATGGGGGCGGGGCTGGAGACCAGCGCCGCCAATGCGGTCGGGGTGTTGCGGAAGGTGGACATGTCCGCCCGGGCCTCGATGACCTTGCCCTTGGTGATGGCGTCCACAAAGCCGGCGGCCTTCGCCTCCTCGGCCGTGAACCACGTTTCCGCGTCCATCCATTCCTGGACCTGGGCGTCGTCCTGACCGGACTTCTCGGCGTAGACGTGGGCGAGGGAGCCGCCGACCCTGTCGAGCAGGTCGGCGAACTCGCGCATGTCGTTGGCGTCGCCCATGACCAGGCCGGCGGGGTTGTGGATCATGAAGAAGGCGTTGTCCGCCATCTTCACCGTGTCGCCCGCCAGGGCGATGACCGAGGCGATGGACGCGGCCACCCCGTCGATCTCGGTGGTGATCTTCGCCTTGTGCGTGCGCAGCGCGTTGTAGATGGCGAGCCCCTCGAAGACCTCGCCTCCGCCCGAGTTGATGCGGACGCGGATGCGCTTCGCGTCGAGGGCCTCCAGATCCTTCACGACCTGCTTGGCCGTCACGCCCTCGCCGTACCAGTTCGCGCCGATGTCGTCGTAGATGAGGATTTCCGCCTCGCCTTTCTTCTCATCGGAGGCGCGGATCTGGCAGCGGAGTTGATGGTTGTGCATGTTATCGGCCTCCGTAGAAGTCGAGCTGAGACGAAGTCAGGCGCCCAGCCTTTGGGCCCTTCCCGTTTCCGTTTCCCTTGCCGGGTTCTTGCGGCGGAGGCCCTACCGGGGCGGGCGCCGGCTGCTTCTTGCCGAGGCCGGTGACGTCCACGCTGGCCTTCTGGGCGTAGTCGAGATCGTCGGCCGTCTCATCGACCACGGTCTCGAAGTCGAGTCCGCGATCCGACGCGCCGCGCTGGCGCGAATTGAGACCCATGGCCACCTCGCGCTCGAAGGCCTCCAGGTCGTTGCTCGGGTCCACCCACTGCCAGCGCCGGCCCCGCCACTCGGCGGCGTAGTAGTCCTCGGGCATGGACGACGGGAGACGCAGCGCGCGGGTGAGCAGGCCCATGTCCACGAAGTCGCGGTAGATCCAGCGGTGGACGCGGGAGCTCACGACGTTCTGGAGCACGCGCCAGTGGTCGCGCTCGGGGAGGAGCCCGGCCCGCATGCTCGAATAGTTGGCCTCAGCCACGTCACCCGTGAGGGTGAGGTAGGACATGCCGAACCCGCGGGCGACCCCCCGGAGCATGGTCTTCAGGAACGGGTCGAACGCGGTGTTGGGATGGGTCGGATCGAAGGCGGTGAACTCCTGACCCGGCTGTAGTTCCTGCATCAGGCCCGGGGCAATCTTCATGCGCCGGGGAGACGACTCCTTGCCGTCCTCGTTCTGCATCCGGAGGCGCGTGGCGTAAGCCTCGATGGCCTCGGGGGTGTTGTTGCTGATGAGGCCCATCTTGCTGGCGTGGTACCGACTCGCCACCAACTCGGCCTCGGTCATCCCGTCGATCCCCTCGACCGTCGTGAGGATGGGGGCGAAGGGCGAGTAGCCGCGGTGCTGTCCCGCCCGGTAGCGGGTGAACAGGTGGCGGATCTCCCTGGCTTCGATTCGCTCCCGCTTCCGGCTGGCGCCGAGGTTGTCCGGGTGCTCCGTCCAGAAGTGGTAGGCCACCGGGCGGCCCACGTCGTCGAGCTCCACGCCCATGACGATCTCTCGGCCCGCGCGGCCCCGCTTCTCGTTGAGGTCCTCGTCGAGGAGGTCAGGGTCAATCATCTCCACGGCGTAGCCGAAGGGGTTGTCCCACCCACGGCGCCGGCGGAGGAACACCTCACCGTCGGTCCACCAGGATTTCACCATGAGGCGCTGGAGCTCGTACCACGTTTCCACGCCGTCCACCGTGGCGTGGTCGGTGCCCCAGTCCTTCCAGCCGGTCTCCAGGGCCCAGTTGACCGGGCGGTTCGGCTCGCCGCTGGGCAGCATCACCAGGGGCTTCAGCCGGATCCCCTCCCAGCCGACGATGTTGTCGGCGGCGGCCTCCACCAGGCCGGCGGCGTAGGGGTTGTTCCGCACGAGGTCGCGGGCGCGGGCCCGGAGCGTGCGGGCAGCGTACTGGATCTCCGTGTCCGGGTGGCTCGCGGCTGCCCAGCGGTCGGCGGACAGCCGGTTGAACTCGGCACCGCGGAAGGCGGAGGCGGCTCCCCACTGGAGGGCGGCGGCGGTGTCGAAGAGGTTGGCCATTAGCTACGCTCCGCCCGGCGCCAGAGGGCGTAGAGCCCGGCGCCGAACAGCACGCGGAGGTGGCCCCAACCCGCGAGGGAGAGCAGTAAGACGCCGGCGGAGATCAGCCACACCTCGGGGACCAGGAGCGCGGCAATGCCCGCAGTCAGGAGCGCCCAGCCGGCCACGATGGCCAGGGCGTGCAGGACGGTGGGGAGGCGCTTACCCACGGACGAACTCCACGGCGTGGGATAGGGTCCCGTCAGGGTTCTCCTCCAGGGCCACCAGGAGCGAGTAGTGGGCATGGGCCGCGTTGAGCTCTGCCCGGTCCCGGTACGTGATCGACCGGCCGTTGATCGTTATGGCCTGGATGTCCGAGGAGCCGGCGACCCCGGCGACCATGGCGGTCTCGATGGCGTCGAGCATCTGGCGGTTGAACGTCTTCGCGTTCACCGCGTCGGACGGATCCTGGAGGAGGAGGAGGTGCTCGTTGTAGACGACGTGCACCTCGCCGGCGAGGGCCACCCGGCCGATCAGCCGATACTTCCCGGCGACGGTGACGGCGGCGGTGACGCTCCCGGGAACGCGGACCTCGTAGACATCGCCGCTCGCGGTGATGGTGACACCGACGGGCGTGGCGTTGGCGAGCGTCAGGTCCGATCCACCCCGGAGGTAGTAGCTGAGCACCCAGCCATCGGACGCCGGGAAGTCCGGGTACGTGGCATCCCAAAACCAGGACGAGCCGATGACCGCCTCGGCCGGCTCGTGGGTCGGGATCTCGTAGGACAACCGCCCTCCTAGACGCGAAAGAGGTTCCGCCCCAGAGCGTTGTCTGGGGCCGAGCCTCTTGGTCGGGCGGTCGAATATGTTGGGTTACTCCAAGCGCATAATACCACAGGTTGCGGTAGCGGGTCAAGCGGGGGGGGGCTATACGCCGACGGACTCCTTGCGGGGTCCGTCACACTCCACCAACTCGGCCTTGACCGCGTGGCGTTCCCATCCAACGACCCGGTACACGGCGGTCCCGTTGGCGAAGAAGAGCCGGAACAGCCACGGCGCGGCGCCCTCGCCAGCGAGACGAGCGATGTAGTCAGCATCCTCGAATAACAGTTCCGGGGAGATCAGGAGCGGATCCGTGAAGCCATCTATCGTCAGGTGCCCGTCCTCATGGCGCGTGCAGATTGGCGTGTTCATGTTGCCTCCGTGAAGTGGTGTACTCGGATCTCGTAGATCGCCCCGCACTTTCGCACGTGGCACTCATAGGTCAGGACCACGTCGTCGGGTTCCCCGCGCACGGTCTCGTATCCGGCCAGTGGCATCCGCAGTCTGGGTGGGGCGCCGCAACATGGGCACCGCACAGACAGGCGCAGGAGGCGGTCGCTCATCGGCCCCATCCCCCACCCCACCGGCCCCCCGTCGCCCAGTCGCCGCGTTCGTCGGGTTCGGCGGCGCGGCGTGGCTCGGCTTCCTTCTCGGGCTCGGCGGGCGATACCCACACCCGTGCGTGCTCGGCCCACTCTGCCATGTCCATGCGCGGCCCTCCCCACCGGATGAATGCGGCGTCGGCCAGGCAGTGCAGGTCGATGGCCTCGTTCCGCTTCCGGATCTGCACGAAACGATATTCTACCGTGCGCGATCCCGTCACGCGGACGGGTTGCTTCTGTTCGGCGCCGAACTGCGCGAAGTACTCAGCGTCGAAGCCGTTGCACAGGTCGGAATCCGGCTTGCGGAGATACACGTACCCGGGCAAGCCCGGGCGCTGCACCTTGAGCCGACTGAATAGGTCGGACTTGAGCGTGTAGGTGCCAAGGGTGTGCAGGATCACCTTGCCGGTGGTCTTGCGCGTGGCACCCGTCACGGCCGGAGCGCCCGCAGCCCCCTTGTCGCCCTTCGCTGCCCAGATGTTGCGGGCCTGGCGCGGCTGGACGAAGGCATACACGGCCTGGGTTGTTCCGGCCACACCACCCGAGTCGATCATGGTCGCCTGGATTCGCATGGGACGGCCGGAGGCGTGGCGGAAGGTGCGCGCCAGCAGGAAGTCCAGGCGGCCCCAGGTGTCGCCATGGTGAGGCAGGCCGTAGATCCGTTCGTGGAAGATGTCCCAGGACGTGCGGCTGCCCCCATAGCCGCGCACCAACATCTCCAGCCGGTCCCCCTGCACGTCCACCCCGGCCGTCAGGACGCCCACACCGTCCGGGACCTCCACGATCTCGCCGCCCACACCCGTGTAGATCACCGCGCGGCCCTCAATGGTTGTGGCGTCCACCTTCTCACCGCGCTCCTCGAACGGTTCGCCGAGCCACTGGTTGACCCATACCTGGAGCATCGCCGGGTCGTCCTTCGACTCCAGAAACACCCGCACCATCTCCGACCATGATGCGCCCTCGAACGGCGACATGAGCCCGGAGATCGCGAACCCACGCGCCGCCCGACCGGGGTACTTCGGCACCCATCGCCCTGACGCCAACAGGTCGGGCTTGTCGAACTCCTCGATGGTATCGCCGCAGTGTTCACAGACGTAATGGGCCGTCGCGTAGAGGTGCTCGACGTCCCACTCCGCGCTGTTACAGGCGGCGCACTTTTCCGTGGGAGCTGGGGGCTCGTGACCGCAGGAGCGGCACGTCACCTTGCGGGCCCACTTGATCCCGTGCTTCACGTCCGGCCCGCCCCACTTGAGCACCTGGTACTCGGAGCAGTGTGGGCACACGACGTGGTACTCTCGCCAGTCGGATGCCTTGAGCGCCTTCAGGATTCTGGAAGAATGCAGGAGCTTCGGCGTGGAGCCCATCACCACCTTGCGATCCGGGAACGTCCGACACGCCCGAACCGCCAGCATCACCGGGTCGCCCTCGCGGTTGTCGTTTGAGCCCGAGCTCATCTCGAACCCGTCCACCTCGTCGAGGATCACGTCCCGGGCCGTGGTGCGGCGCAGGCCCTTGGGCGAGTGGGCACCGCGGATCGTGATGGAGCCGCCAGGGAAGAGCTTGTCCAAGATGGTATTGCCAGAGTCGCGGGATCGCTTCTCCTTGACGCGCTCACGAAGGACGGGGGTGGCGTCGAGCATCGGGGTAAGCTGCTTCTGGCTCCAGTCCTTCGCGTCGTCCACGGTCGGCTGGACGATCAGGATCGGAGCGGGGTCGTGGTCGATCACGTAGCCAACCCGCTGGCCAAGGATGCCGATGGTATACCCGACGCGGGACGGCTTCATGACCACAACCTCCCGCACCGTCCGGTCGGAGATGGCGTCCATGATCTCGCGCAGGAACGGCACGCGCGCCGTGTCCCACTTCTCGCCGAGTTCGGTGTAGCCGTGCTGGTCCGCCCACTCGGATCCGGTGAGGCGTGGGGCGGGGCGGAAGACGCCCGAGACGATCTCGTTGACCTCCCGCTCCCATGCGTCGAGTACGGCCGGGTCGCTGGCGAGGGGAGACGCCGGGAAGATGGCGGGCGCGCTCATTCGGCCCTGCCCGCCAGCGCCCGCAGGTCAGACCGCACGTCCTCCACGAGCGCCTCGATCAGCTCCATGGCCACCGCCTCCGACACGCGGAGCCGCTTCGCCCACGCCTTCGCGTGCGTGCCCTTGGCCGATTTGAGCTTCCGGTCCACGGCCTCCAGGGGGGCGCGGACCAGTTTGGCCACGTCGGCCAGCTCCACGAGCTCGCCACGGCGGACAAGGTTCTCCGTTTCGGCCTTGTCGGCCTGCTCCTTCACGAGCCGCGCCCGCTCCGCCTGGAAGCCCAAGTTCCCGTGACCGGCGGCGCGGGCAGCCGTCGCCACCCTTTGGATGGCCTGGTGTTCGAGCTGCACATTGGGCCATGGGTAGGACTTGTCGGGGTTCCGCGTGATGCGCCCTGACTTCGTGTACCGGGAGAGCACCCGCACAACGATCCCGAGGCGCTTGGCCGTCTCTTTCTGCGACAGATTTTCACTCATCTCGACCGGACCCGGACTTTATGTTTAATAATTCCTAACTGTGCAGAAGAAGGACCATCGCGCGATACC